GGTCATCCGAAATAACGAGACAAGAAATATGCTCGGTTCTTTCGCAGGACGAGAAGGAGTACATCAACGGGCTTACGCTCTCCTCAACGACACTCTCGGATTTGGAGAAAGCTTCTATACAGAGTTCCTAGAATACGGAGAAATGAAGGAAAAGCTTGAGTTCATGCTTGATGTTAAGAACACTAACCCGGAGGAGATTGCTAAAGGGATTGCAAAGCAAGTCTTGGTGGAAGGTGTTTGCCTGTTCGCTTCTTTTGCTATGCTTCTTAACTTTCAGCGTCAAGGAAAGCTTATGGGCATGGGTGACGTAAACCAATGGAGTATTCGTGATGAGTCTATTCACGTTAAGGGACTTACTGCGTTATTTCGCCAGTTTGCCAAAGAACATCCAACCGTTATCAATGACTCTTTCAAACGAGACATTTACCAAACCGGTAGAGATTGTATTGTTCTGGAGGATCGATTCATTGACCTTGCATTCGCAAAAGGAGGCATTGAGGGGATTAGCGCTGAGGATACAAAGCAATATATCCGAAGCGTTGCAGATTACCGAATGGTGCAACTGGGATTTAAGCCTGAGTATAACGTTGAGAATCCCTTTAGCTGGCTTGACTGGCTCACAAGCAGTTCCACTATTGAAAACTTTTTCGAAGCGAACACAACAGGGTACAGCAAGAATTCTATGATGGGGAGTTATTCAGGTGGGTATTAGAATTGAAGCAGGATGTACACAAAGCATGAGTACTAGGAAGTGGACATACATCTATGAAGATACAGATGGAATCCATACGGTTGACTTCACAGCAGCGCAGCGCCCTGTGATTGGAGACACGATTGAGAACGGTGTGTTGGTTCCTAAGACTGGATACATCATCAACAATGATCCGGGCTTTCAGAAGAAGGGCACACTACAACCGAGGACATGGCCTATTGAAGGCCAAGATTCTTAACCAAAAAAAAGCCCCTAGGGATTTCTCTCTAGGGGCATTCAACTGGGATTGCTTCCGCAACAGAAGCAGCTACACTCTATCCCGTCTATAATCAAAATACAAGTGCTTCAAATCAGTTACAACACACAGTCCTAACGCCAAAGACAGCCCGAACAAAACAATACACCCCGAATATATCAACCACATTTTTATTCCCCGGTTGTTAAATTTTCCGGCAGGGTAGCAGGGTGCTGTGCCTGTGTCAATTACTTCTTGCGGCCATGGTCCTTCAGGTGATGCTTGTTCTTGGCTCGATTGGCCTTGACAGAGATAGCTTGGAGATTGCTGCTGCTGTTGTTGGCCGTGTTCATGTTCTTATGGTCCACGTCCTTACCGTCTCCCTTGTGCACCTTGCCTGCCTTCTCCATCTTCCTGCGTGCTGCGTTACGCTGTGCCCTACGTTGCTTCTGTAGCGGACTTGAGTTGTATGCTCGTTGCCGTTTGCTATCCGCCGTAGCGTTGGCTTTCAACTGCCCCTTCTTCGCCATTACTTCTTCTTGCCTCCTTTCCAGCGATTCCCATGCCCAGTGGTGTCTTTACCATTGTGGGTCTTAGTCGCCCAAGCCAAGACTCCCTTAGCCTGCTTGACGCTCATCCCTTCCTTCTTCGCCATGCTCTTAGCAGCAGCACCTTTACTCATGTGTTTCTTCTTAGCCAAGGATTTTCCTCACGTAGTTTCTAGTTTCTGAAGGGATGTACACTTTCCAATCCCCACCTGTCTTGTTTGCTTTAGCAATGGCATTCTGGATACGTCCCGGACCAGCGTTGTATGCAGCTACAGCCTGTTCCTGATTGCCACCAAAGTTCTTCAGCATGGCCTGTAGATAGTCCCGACCAAAGCGTTTGTATTCATCAATGGAAGTGTTCTGAATAGGCGTGACACCAAATCCGGGATCGCCGCCAGTCTTAGGCATCACCTGTGTAACTCCCTGTGCGCCAGCAGAGCTAGTGAGCAGCTTCCCATCAGGACCGTAGTGCTGTCCATTACTCTCAGTGCCTACAAGCTTCTTGAAGATGTTATCGAAGGAGAGCAAGGGCTTCTGTTCAGGAAGGCTAGGGGAATCGTCTACGGGCTTCTTGTTGCCGCTCGCAGCAGCTAGTTCAGCACCAGATACATCCCACGGCATCTTGACGCCTGTAGCCGTTTCTAGTGCGTTTGTGGCCTTGTCTGCCCATGTCCCTGCTGTCTTTGCTATGTTGTCCCAAGAAGCACTCCACGGACCTTCAGCCGGGAGTGCATTGTCTTGTTGTGCTACTGGTGTATCAGCCATTACCAACTTTGCTCCAGTTGTTACGGTCAGCCCAATCGCCAGCACCATTCCACTTATAAGTAGAGCCGTCTTTCCACTTAATAGCTTGTCCCGGTTTGACAGGGTAGATTTGGGGAAGGATGTAATATTTATTGTCATTCCAATATTTCTGGTAGTCAGTGGTGCCTTCCATATGCGCCCCCAATCTAACCAGAGTATTCGCGCCTTGAGCAGCAGTCTTCAGATTTTCTGCAACTGCCTGTGCCTGTTGAGCATCTTTATCACTCAATCCCTTACGCACCACAAAGTTAATACCCGCACCAGAGAAGTTAACATCAATGGCACGACTAATCGGAATATCGCTATCTGCCAGTGTTCCTTGAAGGCGTCCACCAATTGCGTTGGTGACAGCCGGTTCATACATCATCTGGAACGTCTTCTTAGCCGTCTGTGCAGCCACAGGATCGATTGAACCGTGTTGCACCATGTAGGCATATTCAGGAGAAGCGAAGAAGTCTGCCAAGCCTTTAAGCTTGTCTGGAGTAGCGCCTTGATTCAGCAACTGCCCAGTTTGTTGGAGGATGTTATTGACACTGTTGGAAGCTTCAATGTTTCCAGCAGCAGAGTCATTCATCTTGCCTCCACGAAGTTGATTCACACCGAACTTCAATGCTTGCAATGCCGAACCTTCCACTTCAGGATTACCAGCAACTTGAGGAACATAGCCATTAGGCGTGCCGTTGTTCGTAGGCGTATTGCTGATACCCGCCATAGCCTTAAGCGTTGCCTGTGCATTCGGAGCAAGCAGGAGAGGGTTGTTACTGCCAGCAAGAAGCTGTGACGTAGCCACTAGCCGCTTGGTAGATTCATCCCCAAGCAACACAAGCTGTTGACGTGTGATTAGGTCTTTCTTCTGCCTGTCTAGTTCTTCTGAGGCATTCTTTGGATCAAGCATCTTCAATCCAAGCTGATATTTCGAATCGAAGACGGAACGATAGGGGGAAGCATCAATCTGTCCACCAGCAGCGGTTGCCTGTAGCACACCACTAATCTGTCCGTATTGCGTATTCAGAATAGCTTGTGCATCTTCAGGAGTGCGCTTGCCAGTCTTAACATCGTTGCGAAGTGACTCAATAACTGCATCGAAAGAATCGAAATTGTGTCCTGCCAGATCGTTAATCATGCGAGTGGCAAACATCTTGTTATCTCGGTCTTGGTCTTGTTGCCCTGCCACTTGTTGCTCTCGCTGATACTTCCATTGTGCAGATTTAGCTTCAAGTTGCTTCTGAGCCATTACATTAGCCTGTGCCGCACTAACCACCACACCCCGTTGTGCATCAGTCATATCAGGACTTAGGTGGTAGCCTTGGGAAATTGCAAGCTGGTCTTCCGAATCCCGAATCTTCTTTGCATTATCCCGCTGATCCATGATAGCTTGGTCTGTATCCCCAACAGCCGTAGTTGCCTTGAACACACTATTGAGAGACATGAACTTATCTGCAAGCTGTGGATAGTTGGCAATGGCTTCGTTGTACACAGCCTGAGAACGTACATGGGCTTCCTGTGCGTTCATAGTGCCTTGCGACACAGCCTGATTGATTGTGGACTGTTTGCCAGCTACATCTTTAAGAATGGCGTTCTGTAGATTCTGCTGCTCAGATGCTTGGTAATTCTTAATGCCTTCACCAATCATCGAAGCTACACTGCCAATAGCTCGCTGAACCAAACCACCATCTGATACTTGAGTTTTCTGAGTGACAACCGGCTGATCTCCCGCCCCCGAAGGGGCAGAGAGATTTGCAGATTGTTCGCTGAAATCAGCCATTACTTGTTTCCTTCTGTTTGTTGATCCAGAGACGCCTGAGCGTTCTGCATGTAGTCAAGAGCTTGCTTCATCTGAGCCTTAGTACCGTCGTCCCAAGGACCACGTTCGATACGGGTCTTGAAGTCTTGATTGCCCGGAAGGCCAAAGCTACGAAGCATCTGTTTAGCCAGTTCGTTATCTGTACCTGCTGCATCACGAGCGAACTGCTGTTGAATAACCTGAAGGGCTACAGGATCATTCTCATACATCTGCATGGCAGCACCAGCAATCTGTGAGAGTCGATCCATATCGGGAGTATCCGTACCAGCATACGCATCAGCGTAAAACTGTTTGATATTCTTATATACCTTCAGAGCTTCGTCTTTATGACTCTTTGAGTCAGTAGACATTTGAACGCCTAGCGCATAAGACTGAGCTTCTTCCTTGCTCTGGAAACCAAAGGACTGAGCAATCGCATCTCCAGTAGTGGTTTTCTCGTCAATCAGTGCACCATATTTGTCTCGCTGTTCACCAGCCTTCATCATCAGATATGCCTTGTGAGCATTAGAGAATCCAGAGGACAGGTCAGCAACCGAAGTCATAATGTCTACAAACTTCTCAGGGGTGTTCCGATTGTCGTAAGGCTGAGGAGCAAACACAGAAGACATTTGCTTGAACACCTTGGCAAAGCGACCAGAGAAGAAGCTGCCAGCAGGAGAGCTATTGAGGATTGGCATCAAGCCACCAGTGGACGCAGCAGTGAAAAGCTTGGTCCATCCGTCAATCCCATACGGGTTCAACATGCCGAAGTCCACATCATGCGTATTCGGAAAGAACTTCTGAAGCGTATGGTTGTATGCATACGAAACCAACCCTTCATGCATGATCTTCTGTGCTTCCGTATCGTTCTGCGGCAAGAAGTCAAACCCAAGCTTGTCAGACACAAAATCCAAAGCACCACCCCAAAGAAGCAAATCCCCCACCAGCATACGGGCACGCGTAGTAGGCTCAAGACGCCTATTGGTCATTTGCAGCCAAGCCTTATGAGGCATCTGCATGAACTGAAGGAACGTAGCAGCAGCCCCTTGGTTATAAGGCATATCGCCAGCAGCGTTCATGTCATACGTCAATGCACGAATTTCATCATGCGCTCGTTGTGCAACATCAGTGTTCTTCAAGTCACGACCAAGAGCTTTGTAACGGTCATAGACAGCAGCAGCATGGGAAATCATGTTAGCCAATTCGCCATTGTCAAAACCGATTCGGCGAGAGAAGCCAATGGTGCTTTTAACTCCTCGAGTTATAGCGTTGCCTTCATCAGCAAGCGACTCCAGAACACTGCCTGCCAAATTGTGATGCTTCACTGCTTCGGCCAATCCGCTCTTGTCGATAAACTTGGTGAAGTCGGTGGTGGCAGAAGTAAGCCCTGTATGGTGCACATAGAACTCCATAATGAGCTTAGGAACCCTTCCTGAGAGAAGGCCAGTGGGGTTGTACGAAGCAATACGCCAAGCCTGCACAGCCTGTGTAAAGACCTGACGCAGAGGGCTAGTTGCGAGGTAGGCAGCGAACACTGTCTTACGCGGAAAGTTTGCAACATCAGCATCCCCTGCTTTACGCAAGCCACGTTCAAGAAATGCACTCTTTTCACCAGCAGCATCAGCCATCGTATTCAAGACAGCCTTGTAGCCATCGTTCATCGAGTTGATGTAGCCTTGGCGCAGCCAGTTCAGATATTCCCACGTAGTACGAGCATCAGCAGAGAGCTTAGTATTGCGCTCACCAATCTTGCCGATTTCAGCAGCAGACTGAGGGAATCGCGCTTCACCCCAAGCATTCTTAGGCAACACTTCTTCGTATTGCTTCATGAATCGCTCTACACCTGTATCAATCACATTCCTCATCACAGTACGACCAGAAATGCTCTTGGCTGCACGTTCAGCAGACAGGGCAGGGGACTCTACATATCCATGATCCCCAAGATGGTTAAGGCCAGCAGCATCCTCTAGCAATTGCCCACGATGACGCTGAGCGATACGTCCGCCAGCTTCGTTAATGTCCCAATGCTCATCTGAGTTGTACCGGAACCCACGATCATCATTACGGATGTTGTACAGCTTGCCGGGATTGTTGGCTTGCGTCCTATTGATGAATGCTTGAGCTTCTTTAGTGTCGCCAGCTACAGCCAGAGTACGCACCTTCTTGCCAGTGCTATCCACTTCATCCACAAACTTTGCAGCCTTGTAGGTGACAGTGAAATACCCTTCACGCTTGTTCAACACCTTGTCGCTATCCTTCAGCGCTCTCGTATATTCACTAGGCGTCTGACGGACAATCATATGCTCTGTAGCATCCCCATTGAACACAGAAGGACGACGCAGACGGGCAATCGTACCGCCCTTGTTGTACAGATCGTCTAGTTCACCCTTGTTAAAAGAACGGACAGCATCAATTGCGGGATCGTAGAATGAAGTAACGTTAGTAGAACGCCCGATTGGACGAGCAAACAGTTCAGCATTCTTGTTCTTAAAGTATTCATACCCCTGATTCCTCAGTGAACGAACCACATCAAGGTTTTCCAGATAGTGGTGATCGTCCCAGAAACTACGCCATTTTCTAATAGCTGCCACTTCAGAATCAGTAAATCCCCTAGCAGCCAGATCAGTTTTATCAAAAGCAATGCCTTTAAAGTTCGCTTCCCTAAAGTAGTCATCAATCTTCGCCTGTCTGTCTTTGGAGAAGCCCTTGACAGTCTTAGCGAAGTCTTCAGCCTTGCCCATTAAAATACGTTCAAATCGTGCGCCATAGTCCTTGGCAACTACAGAAGCGCCAGTGAGGGTTTGATGAAGCATACTGGCAGCATCCACCACATAACGCTGAATCGAACCACGATCTTTGAAGTGAGTGCCAGCAAATCGATCTAGCGGATTGCGCTTAACATCGAGATTGGAAATCTCATTCATGAAGCTTGGACCAAGCTCAGGATTGGCATTCACCTGAATCTTGTAATCTCCTTCCTGTCCACGTACTGCATCAAGCTCTACAGGCTCGTGGTTGATCCCGTTCTTGCGGAGAAGGGTGATATCCTTGTCCTCAATGCCGTACTGCCTGAGAGCGTATTTAGCCTGTTCAATCGCCTGTTCTGCGTCAGAGAAACTACCACCAGCCACTTCATACACTTGCTTGATGGTTGCTCGGGAGCCATCCCAAGAGAACGAAGACATGGCATCGTTATGCACTAGTCCATTAGCATTCTCAAAGTCATTGACCACGCGGGCACGCGCACTGGCAGCTTCCATTGGAGTCATTGCATTAGCGCTAGTCTGGTCAATCAGATTAACTAGAGAAGGGTCCACTTGGTCTGCTTCACGAAGGGTACGATCGATATCCGCTGTACGGGTAAACACAGTGCCAGTATGTGAAGCTTGAGGCATCGTGTTGTTGACAATGGCTTGTTCCTTGTCCGCACCAGAAAGCGCCTGTGCCATTTCATCATCACCAGTTACAATAGCTTGGTGAAGGGAACGGGCCGTATCAGGATTGGCGTTATGCGCAATCTCCATCGGGCTATTAGGATTGATTTGATGTACTGCCTGTTGCGAAGACAAGCGAGTCATCATGTCCCCAATCGATTCAGACAACACCTTCTTCTGAGCAGGAACATGCGAAGGCATGCCAGCAATCTGATTGTCAATGTCCTGAATGCGAATACGGGCTTTCTCAGCAGAGAGTTGAGTTTGCTTCTGGCTCTGAAGATTAGACACCGTAGCGTCCTTATCCGCCTGTGCCGAATCAATCTGCTTCTGTGCAGCGTCTTGGGCTTCTTTAAATTTCATGCCCTTGTCTTGGTTCTGCTTGGTAAGCGTCTTCAAATCGCCTACATCACGAGCCTGAGCTTCAGCCAGATTTGCATCAATCGATGCCCCACCTTTCTCTGCTGTATTGCCCGCAATACCAAGTAGGTTTGACTTCTCATCCTGAAGGCTCTTGACAGCCGGATTAGCCACCATAGGCGTTCCCGGATTCGGGACAGTACCTAGGTTAGCCGGAATAGGATTGGCGTCAGCAGTAGCCGCTGCATTGTCTCCCATCGTAGGCTCGATACGATTGGTAGACTGAATCGGTTTACCTGCATTGGCACGAGCAAACGCATCTGCTTCAGATTGATTCAGGAAGCCAGTCTTACCATTCACCATGCGGGCAACATTCTTACCCATCAACCCCAAATCCTTCAGAGTAGAACTAGCCGTAGCCAGATCAAGCACTGAAGCAAAGTTGTCAAGAAACTCACTGCCACGACCATACGCACCAGTGCTGAACACCTTGGAAAACTGTTCGAATGCTTCATGGTGGTTGTCATTACCGTATAGGAATCCAGTACGATTCTTGACAGAGTTGTACATACTACGTGCTACAGCTTCCTGTTGTTGCGGAGGGAGGCCGTTCACATAATCAATCATCTTCTTGGTTTCAGTACCAGTACGCAGATAGGAATCCATCGTCTCCCATACGGAGCGAGGGACACCTGTTTCAGCCTGTACCTGCCGATAAACCTTGTCCTGAATGATTGCACTGCGGAAGGGGATAAGCCCTGCTGCATGGTTCCAGAACTGCGTAGAAGCATCGTCAGCGTTCTCTGCATCCTTCAGGCTGTTAGCCATCACTTGAATAGCTGAACGGCTGTTAGCCATTTCATTCAACGCATCAACAGTAGAGATACGAGCCACTTCAGCATCCGGCGTTTCCTGCTTGGCGGGTTGTGCCAGCAGGTTGTTATGCAGGATCGTAGAAGTGTCCTGCATGTTCTTATTGATATTGAAGTTCTCTACAGCAGATTGTTTCTGCGAGTGAGGGACACTCGTATCAGAGAGCATGGACATGAGCGAACCCATGTCCTGTTCCTTGGCTGCTGATTTAGCTTGCTGCTTCAACATGTCCTGAGTAGCCGAACTTCCTTGTTGGCTCTCAGTCATGATGGTGTTGTACGTGTCCTGCACCTTAAACGGATTGGAAATCAAGCTGGTGATAGCTGCCTGATTCCGTGTTGCTGCAACTGGCGGAGGATCGGCCGGAAGCGGAGAAGTCTGTACAAGATCATCCAAGCTAACCGGAGAACTGATTGCTCCGCTATCGTCCAAAATATCCATGTTTTCCTTATGCTGCTTGTGGAGTAGTACCCGGAATCTTTGCCCTGCCGTATGCACCAGCACCTGAAGAAGCTACTGAGGCAATCCCGTTGAAAATAGTTGAGAGGTTTGCGCCACGACTCAGGGTTTGTTGCGCATCGAAAATGGACTGGCCTGCTTGCGACTGGAGATTACCAATCGTTACGCCACGCTCATAACCACCCCAAAGACTTCCCTGATTGTTGCTGTATTGTGTTTGCAAACTGCCAAGCGAACCAATCTCACCAGAGCTTGCTTCCGTTCCGGTATTATTCGATTGCTGAAGAATACGTGCGCGACGAATACGGTCTTCCCGATATTGCGCCCTTGCATCAGCCGCTGCATTCTGGGTATTCTGTGCCCGTTGCTCGTTAGCTGCCTGCTGCTGAAGATCGTTAGCGTGTCGCTGTTCCGCACGGGCTTTGTTGCTTGATATAACAGAAGTAGTGGTGGCAGCTACCGTAGCTACAATAGCCACTACAGCCAATGCTACTGGCATCCTAAATCTCCTTGATAAACACTTGCTCTAAGGCTTCGTATTTGAGCCTTGGCAAGATTTTAATTAGGTTGGTATTCAAAGGAGCATTCCAACACATCAAATCCGCTCCCTTGGACTTAGCCATCGATTCAGTCTTACGGATGAGCTTAAGACCAAGGGAAGTGTCTCTGAATAGTGGATCAACATACAAAGCATCGTTATTGCAACTGATATGCCCCGCACAGTGAATGTTGGGAGCGATAAAGCAGATTGAATATCCTACAATCGCCATATCGAAGTAGGCGAATAGTCCAAACGCCAGTCCTGCTTCCTCCATCTTTCCATATACATCCAGAAGAATATTGGCCTTGCGTTTAGACGTTCCGTACACTTCTTCCCAATGCTGTTCGAACAGGTCTTTAAGATCGTATGCAGTAGGAAGAATAGGTTGGCATTTAATATCAATCATGCTGAATCCAGTGTGTTTAGATACTTATATTTACCCCTGTGCATTAAGTGTTGTTACGTTACATTGTTGGCATTGATGGAGATATTCCATCCAACAATCTGACAATCCTTGCCGGGTTCAGTCTCAAAGTGCAATGCGAATGCCTTGCCCTTACCACGTAGCTTGTTCTTCGTAGTAATGAGTGCATAGCCCGTATCGTAGTCATCTGCCAGCCCTGTAACCAGCCTAGGCTTCACGTATCGATACCCTTGCCGCAATGGAGTCCACTGATTACTATTGGAGTTATCAGAGAAGTTCCATTGTCCACGGAACAGACAGCTAGAAGCCGGAGTAGGTTGGTAGTTGGCATCAACCCCTGTCTCAGTCCTTCTGAAGTGCAGGACTAGGTATGGAATCTGTTTGTCGATACCTGAGTCACTTGCAATCTGAGTGCCGGTAGTGATGAATGCACTTGCATCTATCGCACCTGCTCCAAGCCGTGTTGCCCAATCCTTCCAAGTTTTATCTTTGTAATGAGCAAACACTTGATGCACGTTATTATGATCTACCGCGTTCAAGGCAAACACGATATACCGGACTGATAAAAGCTTTGAGGTAGTATCCAATGGGTCTCTGTAGAACAGATTGGCAGAAGACACCATACCCATAACCTCAATGTCATTGCTCTGTCCGATATAGTGCTTGGTGAACGCCTTCAGTTGAGGATCAAACACAAGCTCCCATGTCTGAGAGGTAGCAGAGTAGAGCGTTCCTGTCTTGAATATCCACCTAAGCTGCTTATTCGAGAAGTCATACACCCCACGAGCATTTGCCTTGGAGGAAATAGGAATATCCCGATAATACTTCTGGATGGTATCCAAAGTCAGGCTGCTAGATTGCAAATCACCAATTTGGGTAGGTCCAATAACGTAAATACCGTCCTGACTCCAGTAATAGCAAACCCCACTGTCCACAACAACTGACGAAGGAGAGGTAGTGCCATTGTTAGTGATCTTGTTTACCTTGTAGTTGGTTGCAGAGAAACCGGAGTCAGTAGTGCCACCAGTAACTGCCCAAACGCCATTGGTAGCGAATACAAGCAAGCTAATCCCAATGTTCTGCAAGTGAACAATCTGCTGTGCACCCGCGATACGGATAAACCCTCCATCGGTATCCACAATATCTGAACTATCGCGGCTAGTAGGGTCTCCCTCCTGATAACACTTGGTCAGGTCAGCACGGTTCTTTACCAGTTGAGAGAAGAACAGATAATTGTTCAGGATAGGACTACGAGCATCCCCACCAGTTACTGTTCCACTGAATCCACCATAGAAAATACGACCAGCAAAGTCAGTGACAACTGTTGCTCCACCAGAGGTGGTGTCTGTAGGGATAGTGGGGAGTGGGTCAGGTGAAGGATTGATTGCGGGATAGTTTGCAAGGTTGTTCGAAAATTGAACATTCCGACTTATCCCACGAGTAAGGGCATCGATGATGTAATACCCCTTAGCAGCCGATCCTTTAGCGCCACGTACATCCTGCCACAGATTGACGAACATACGCTCAAACGGAATCTGGGACGTAGCTACAGATTGGAAAGCCAATCCTGCCCATACCTGCTCTGAGTTACTAGGCCAACGCCCCAAACCTGTGTTATAGAACCGTGCAGGACTGGTTAGATTGCCTGTGTTGTCATTGCGAGGTACACCCCAACTCTGATTGGTTAGATTGTAATAATGGTGCCCATCGTAGACATTGCCATTGAAGTTGGGATCATTCTCAAAGTTTGCAATGGTGGACTCAATGCCCCACAAGTCCCTAGTCAGGATCGATTGATACGAAAGATTGAATCGGGGAGTGGCAGAGTCATATTCCACCACTGCAATCTGTTGACCATTACCAGCAACAACCAATCTGCCTTCCAGTGCTGCGAAGTCAAATCGTGCACCTACTGGCATGTTGGTTAGTTGAACCGAAGTCAAGGAAAGTACTGGATTAAGCGTTACCTGATCGTAGAACGATAGGTATCGTGTAGTCTGCACTACAATGAAATTCAGATTGGTGTCCCCATTAACGCTGTTCCAAAGGAAAGAGTTAGCGGTTTGAGGGGATACGTCAGCCTTCACCATAGGGACTGAGTTCACGAAATTCGTGGTGTAGTCAAGACCAAGACGCCTAGCGCGTGAGCCATCCCGATTCAATTCGAAATTCTGTTCGTCCGAAGAAACATTTGGCGGGAAGGTGAGTAGGGATGCCTCTGTGTTAAACCCGCCAATAAAGGAGCTTACTTCAGCGCGTTGAGTAGGCTTCGGCATCAAGCACCTTTAGTTTCAAGATACGAATCAATAACCTGTTTAGCAATGCCTCTGTCCGTGAACATCCCCTGAAGCAGATTGGGAATCTTGCCTGCCTTGCCGGGTGTGATGATGATGTAGCTCTTAGGGTTGTTTACGTGAGGGCGAATCTCATAACCTTTGTAAATCATTTGACACTCCTGCGTCCGAAATTAGCATATCGCACTCCACCATGAGTCCTCCAAGCCTTTCGACTAAGCCATCGTTGCTGTCGTTGTGCTTTGGTTTCTGCCTTCTGATTGACCATCTGCTTTAGGACAAAGAATGCCGTACTCTTGGATTCTTCTACCAGCATGGGGAAGGCTTCACTAGGAAGGTCGGGAATGCCATCGTCTGTATGTTTCCAGCTAGGCTCCATGTACGCCATAACCTGAGTCTTGGAGCTTTGTAGCGTGCTTTCTATTGTGTTCTGGTATGAATCGCAGACAATGAAATCATCGTCAAACGAAGTCCAGTATTGCGGGGGTTTGTCTGTGAACACCAGAAGTTTGATGCCATTATCCAGAACCACAGTCTGTACGTTGGCACTGGTGCTGTTACGTACACTCGTCATCCTAAGGAATTCATCAGGATAGATGTATCGCACTTCTTGGTAGACAAGCTTGTTTCCATCTTCAGGTCTACGGCAATCGTAGTTAAACTGAATCAGTTCCTTCATATTCTCAGGAACACGGAAATGGGTAGGCTTGGCACTAGTACCGGACGAATCAAGCGTAATGAACTTCTTCAGGTGCGGCCAATTACGATTGGCGATAAGTTCAAAGAAGCATTGACGTACAATGTTGGCTACCTGTTGGCTCTCTACGGTGTCATCAATTGAATTAACCTCATCTGAATCCATATCATTCAGAATGTCTTGGGTGATCTTCAGGAGAGTTAGTTTCATTATTAGCCTAGATAAAAAGAAAGGGGCAAAGAGCTTTTGGCTCCTGCCCCTTGTCTATTAAGTTCGCGCCTTGTAGCGGAATTCAATCCACAGCGTAGCTTTACCTACACCGGGAGTAACCGTAGGCGACGTACCACCAAGGGCAATCGTCACCCGCTCATTGGCGGTAATGCCTGCTGCTGAGTTGGTAGCCCACGTACCCGTAAGTTCGCTTGCTACGTCCTTTGCGCCTACCGATCCCAAATCCGTTGCCGTCAACGTAATGCCATTAGTACCCGGAAGCGTGCCACCAACCTGAACGGTAGGAGCAGTGCCACCAAGCACAAATGCTTGATCTACGTGGAGCGTCGCACGTTGCATGCGCGAGTTCTTGGGAATCACAACTGGAGGCAGAAAGATGTTATTCAATCCATCACCAGTCAGTTCAATGGTAAGCTCATCAAAATCATCATCAATACCAGCAGTGAGGCCCGTAGAACGAGCACCGTATTGATTGCTGACGTTAAGACCCGTCTTGTTTTCGTAACTCATTTATTATCCTTATTAAGCGATGTTGGTAGCCGAGGTAATCACCGTGCCAAGCGTATCAACACGTTGCGTACCAAAACCCCAACGGCAGGACGTAACAAACTCATCACGACGCAGGTCTTTATTACGCTCGCCTTCAACCTTGGGCATACGACGCCATGCAGCCATCACAGGCTTCGTGTTGTCATCAGCAACCGACATGAAGATGTTAGCCACTGCACCGTTAACCGAAGTCGTACCATCCGAGAACGTACCCTTGGGCAGACGATTCGAAGTGATGATGTTCCAGCCATACAGATTCATGAGGAAGCTGTGTTCACGATCAAAGCCGTTCTGCATGATGTTCTCAGCAAAAGGCGTTGCATTCGAAACGATGCTAACCAAACCATCAAGAGTAGCGGCCACAACCGGATCAACGATTGCAATACGACCAGCCATCGGAACATTAGCCTTGTCAAACGCAAGCTTCATCTTAATGAAGTGCGAAAGTTGGATAACGTTATTCGTAGCTGCCGAAGCCACACGGTGGGGGAAGCCATTGATGTTATTCGGGTCTGCATTAGTCTGTGCACTCTGTGCTTTCGAGAGGAAACGCGTTTCAAACACTTCCTGAATAGCACGAGTCGATTCTTGCGAACGCGCCGACATAAGCGCTTCAACCTGTGCGCCATCTTCCTTCAGTTCATCCGTGACATACCATGCATCACCAACATAGTTGGTAATCGTCAACGTCACTTCACCCGATTCAATCGGAGTGTAATCGAACGGAACTTCTTCAGCACCATCTTGAATCGTGACAGTACCAACCGTCTTGATGTGAAGCGTATTGCCCGCACCGAAGTCCGTTACATTGCGATAGAACGAACCCGGAAGCAAACCATCATGAAGATTGCGGAGAATGAATGCCGAGTATTGTTCTGCTTCGATGAACGGAGTAGAATTAAAACGATTCTGACTCATTTATTATTATTTTCCTATTTGAAATACTTGAAAAACACTTTCGGGTCTGCAAGATCGCCAACCTGCCCACCAGCAGCATGAAGTTCTTCAACCATGCGTTTGGCTCGTGCTGCTTCGTCCTGAAGCTCGCCAGTAGTGGCACCTACACCGAGAGGCGTAGCGTTCCGCTTTACGAAAGTATCTTGATGAGGCTGAAAGCCAGCCGTATTGACAGCAGAGCTAACAGGTGCAAAAGACTGTGGCTTTTGAGCCACTTGCGCTGCTACGCCCAATGCTTTCAAAACTGCTTTAGGACTCTTAGCTGCCATGTCATTCATTTCAGCTACAGACAGTCCCAACTCCTTCGCCGCTTCGTTGTATTTTTCTTCTGCCTTTTCACCAAATACCTTAACCAGTTCACTAGCCACATGGCTCTGGTTGTCTTTGGCTTTCTGTGCAGCAGTGCGGCGATCAAGAGTTTGTTCTACGAGTTCAGCAAGCTTTGCAGGATCAAGAATCTCACTCGGGTTAGAAGGAGTATTTTGATTCTGTTTAGCAAGCAACTCCTGTACAGTACGTTCAAGCTCAGCCTGTTTCTCAGCACTCGTCTTGGCAGCATCAGCAGCAGCTTGCGCTTCTGCGAGTTGTCGCTTGAGTTCTGAAATGTACGTCTGTGCATGTGCAGCACCTTTCAGTGCTTCAGTAACGTTCGTGTACTTTTGTTGCCCTTGCTCATTCAAGATCATCGAAAGTAGGTTGACATTCGGATCGTTCTGAGTCGGATTTGCTGCTTGACTGGCAGATGGTGCTGCCGTGGGATTTTCGTTAAAGATTGTCGGGTCTGACAATTGAATTCCTTTTATAGTTATTCTTGGCTCCAGAGGTAGGGATCGAACCTACGACCAATTGATTAACAGTCAACTGCTACTACCGCTGAGCTACTCTGGATTTGTTCTTATAACTTCTATTTATATTGAAGAGGCTCACTCGTTACTTACGTACTTCGTATCGCTCACTCAATCATCACGTTTCGTTCTCTCTTCATTTATCGGTTGAGAACAGAAAAAATTACGAAAATATTTATAAAAATATTTTGTAGTAACTTCTGACGGAAATCATGTAGGGGTATGCACCTTCGGTGGGCGGCCCCTGCGTTTCTTCGGGGACGCGGACAGAGACTCAGCACCCGTCGGTGCTTCGCTTTCTGCCTTTGATTCATGCGTCAGAAGGCTTATAACTTCTGTCAAAGCTCTTTCATAACCAATTGAATCAGCCTGAAGGTAAGCCCAGTTAGCAATCTCGAATGCACTCTTACTGCGTACCATCCGATTACTTGCGGTAATCTTTTCGTTCAGGATTTTTCTCAACTGCTCACGAAGGACAGCAGAGTGCACAAAGGCACTCCGCATTTCCTCTGATTGCTGTTCATTCAATCCTTTGAGAATGACGGTCTTCATAGCATTGCCTTAGCTTGCTGACGCGTCTGAAGGGCTTGCATGCGTCCTACTGCGTTACTGGTAGGAGGTGCGGAAGCAGGGGCACCAGCAGGCGCTTGGCCTGTTGCAGCCATATTCTGCTCAGTGCCAAGATTCTCCTGTGCACCATTGATGAGACGTTGCGTTTCCTGTTGCTCGAATACAGCCTTGTTCGGAGAGAACAGACTGAATCGGGTAAGACCAAGAATGTCTTCCACCAATCGTGATAGCGCGATACCTGACGTATGAGGTGCCAGATAACTCTGCATAGGCCCGTTAAAGACTCCCTGAAGATTCTGGAGTAGTTGGGCTTGGGCAGCGAAGTGACGGGCACCAATAGGCCGTAGAATGCCGTTAGCGGTAATGTCATCACGTGTGAGCTTCAGGAACTGCTGAACACCAAGATCGTTGTCCATCACACGAACAACGTCTTCACCATCCAGATTGCGTCGTGCTGTCTCCAGCATCGAGTTAAGGAGAGGTTCCAGCATTTCGATTTCGAACGTATTGATCTTCTCTTGGAAGATACGACCAGCAGCGTTCTCAAGGGTCTGTACTTCGAATGCAGTCTTCTCACCCGGTGTACGGATACCCATTGCTTCACGAGGGGCACCAGCATACTGTTCCATGCGCTGTTCAAGTGCCTGAACCTGACTCTCAGCCTGAAGTACCCATTGGACATTCTTGGCAAGCTCTGTGACTGAGCCTTCAGCATCAATGTGGATTTCTTCTCCGGGAGCGTAAGTGAATTCCTCCACTTCACCAGCAATCACCAATGGGGGCAGGACAGCCAAATCCATTGCGTCTGCTTTTAGATTCTCCAGATGGTCAATGCGATATTGCATGCCAACCAGATTATCCAGCGGTCCCATAGCCCACAGATTATCAGGACGGACACGCCAGCCTACGTGGTAGATAGGAGCCGTACCAAACCAAGTGGGAATGGCTATATCCTCAATGGTCCACATACGATCAATGATGGTGATCTTCCGGCCTGCCTTTAGCTCGCCCGTATTGTTGTCGTACAGGTCTCCGTAGAACGTCAATACCTCTACATACGACTGTCCTAGATAATCGGTGTAAGAGCCGAATCCATCAATCTGAAAGCCTTCTGCCTTGTCCCATTGCTCGATGCCGTAGGTAGCCGTGTAGTTAACCAGCTTCTTGCGTTTCTCAAGCGAGTCTGCAAGCTGTGCATTCTCCGGTTCATTCTCTGACTTCCAGACTAGTTCACCAAGGTTAACAACACTTCGTACAATCTTCCAAGAGTCGGCAAATGAAGCAGCGAGTGGATTAAAGACAATATCAAGAGGGCTAATTCGACGCGCCTTGGGTCCGACATATTGAATCACCTTATTACCGTTTTCATCTTCCCGGTAGCTGTTTTCAAAGTCGGTAGTAGCAAACGCATTACCGTAATCAATGTAGTCAAGCAAAAGCTTGGTCATTTCAGTACGAAAGTGACTCTCACGAGTCTTGTTGCTCATATACGATTCAATGGCTACTCGTTTGGCCTTGGTAGCATCATCCTGTGTGTAAGCTTCCCATCGTAGCCAATCGTCATTGGGGAACAGTGCACTCAGATAGTTTGAATGCAGGTTGTCCCGAATCTGACAGAGCTTGGGAAGGGTAGTGGAGTTCTTCCAAGGAAGTGTGCCATTAGAGGTAGTGCGAGTGTCTGTTGCAAAAATGTAATTGCGAAGCTCTTTCCATTCCTGTGTTTTAGGATTACGATTCATGTAGTGAGTAATCCATTGGTTCGCAATGAATTTACTCGCACTGTCCTGTCCGAACATTGCTGGTACGTCTAGCGGTTTATTTGACATTATTATCTAAATGCGATACCACCGAAGCGGCTGTTAATTGGAATGATGTTGCCACGTGATGTATTCAGGCTCCCTCTGGTCTTTGGCTTCACTGCAATCGTTACAGCAGCCGCCAGAGCATCTTTAACGTCATCATGCGCAGGACGGGCTTGGATAAGCTGTTCTTCCAGAACATCTGTGTATCCGCCCTTGAAGTGCCAGATTTGCTGGTTCTCATATCGATGCTCCAAGGCAGCAGCAATACGTTCTTCCTTGCTACCTTCGGTCCTGTTAGGACGGTATTCATCGATAGACAATGCCAAGCCATGCTCACGCATTCTGTCCTTCAAGTCCCGAACAATCACGGTTTGGGCTACAGTTACTTCAGCACGGAGCTTCTTGAATTCCCACTTGGAGTGAAGGCGGGCAATCTCGTTGAAGTAGTCATTGATCTTGTCAGTCTTGAAACAGGCGATATCCAGCACATAGATGAAGTTGTCTGCATCAACACCAATCACCACAATGGCTGTATCATCGGACCGCTTGGACAAAGAGAATGCGAAGTCGATAGAAGCAAAGACATTCAGGCGATTGCCTTTGTAGAACCAATTCCCATCGCTCTGTTTCAGAAACTTTCTATCGTAGTATTGAAACTTGTCATGGGAGATTCGATTGCTGCCGGGATCGTTAGGATCGTTGTAGTACTGTGCGTAGAACTGTGTACGGTCTGTATATTCAGCCTTAATACGAGAAAGAACCTGTTGGTCAAAGCCGAAAGCTTTTCCGTCCTTGGGGCGAATCATTCGCGGCCATGTGAATACTCCGTCTGACTCAACGACATATTCTTTAATCTCCCATACCTTTCTACGATCAACAATTAAACCTTCCTTGTCGTACACATCGTATTCCTGTGCCTTCCAAGTGGAGTACACATCGTTAGGATGGTATCGAGTACCGCAAGCCAGTGTGAAGCCTCCAGCATTACGAATGGAGGTGAATTGGGAAGACTTCTTTGAAACTGAATCACGACCATCTTCCGTATAGGCATTCTCGGGAACTACCAAGTCATCTGCTACGATAATGTCTGCGTGCCAGCCCGTTGTATTGGTAGTAAGGCCGGCAGTGGCTACCGTTGCATCCCGAATACCTTCGAGCTTGCGAATCTCATGATCGATGGACATTTTGCGCTGACTCCACTTCTCACGAAGCCCTTCCTGTGGATTGATATACTCAGGGAAGTAGCGCTGATAAACTGTAGAGCCAAGGATATTCTGAATTGCGTAGAGCTGTGTTTCTGCCAGTTCCGCGGTTGCGGAAACGTATAGGATTGTTACTTCAGGGTGACGAGTAATAATCCAAGCTGCCCATGTAGCCACCATGTGACTCTTTAGGTGTGCTCGTGGGAGCATGATAAGCTTGTTGCTGGTAAGGTTTTCACCAATACCAAACAACGTATATTCTTCTAGCCACTGGAAACATTCTTTATGAACGTCTCCGTACATGTAGCCCGGATTAACCAGACGGGCAAAGAAATACAAGTCTTGCTTGGCAAGCTCTCGAATCTCTTTGGCTTCATCTGGCATCCTAGCCAGCTTCTGTTTTGCTTCTGTTAGCCAATCAGCCATTCTTCAGGAGACGGAGAACATCAGCACCGTACTCGTCACTAGCACGTGCTTGAAACTCCTTCTCTCGTTGTACTTCCTGCTTCGAAGGACGGCCAGCACCACGCTGGTCCCATCCACGATCCGCAAGCCATTTGGCAGCTTGGAAGGAGCCTTTCTGCCCCTCCTGAATCATTGACTTGATACCTTTGGCACGCAGCTTGTATTCAAGCTCTGAACGCCATTCATCGATGCTTCTGCGGATTGCCTTGTTGTCACAGATTTTCTGCCAGTGCTTCCAGCCACAGAACACCGTATTTGCATAATCGTATTCCGTAGGGTCTTCCATCAACAGATAGAGACGCTTGGCAGAAAGCATGTACTTGCCGTTATAAACGTAGTCATCATCCTTAAGCGTGAACAGGGCAGCATCGTTATAGCCAAGTTCAAGGAACAGGCTTTGTGTCAGATACCGACTTTGACCGTCCAGCATCAGATGTTTGTCCGGCAGCGTCGTTAAGAAGCTTTCGGACGGATTCGTATTGTCCATAGTAGTAGTCTCTTTCAATGATTACGGAGTCTGCTCTGGCAGCTTCCCTTGCAAGAAACTCTGCATCCTCTCGGTAAAGCTGGGTTCCTGTGCAGGTGCTTCCAGCACTGGAATTGTTGGGTAAGTTATTGGGACGGGCTTGACGGTTGCGCAAGCTGTCAATAACAGACTGCAAAGAAGCAGCATTCTTTTTGAGGGCTTCATTCTTGTCCTTGTCTGCGGCTGCTTTCTGGTCAGCCATGTCCTTGCTATGCTGAATTGCTATGTCTTCACTCTGTTGAATGAGTTGGGCATATTCCTTTTCTAGTGCCTGATACTGACGGTCCTTGTACAGCCATACGCCGTATCCAACTGCCATCACAAGAACTAATGCCAAGACGGCTTCAGCTATTTCTATTACGGTGTCTTTGATTGGCACATTGCCACCTCTACCTTTCTTCGGTTATACAACCCTACAGAATATTTACCGTTGACGTATACCCATTTGTACATCCCATTACAGGCTTCGTCATAGCGCCCTTCATTCAGTGGTTTCAGTACAGAAGAACTCTTGCAGAAAGCGCCTACACCCACGTTATAAGCGAATAGGGTGAGAGCGTTGTACTGGTTCTGATTCAGTGGTACGGTTACACACTCAAGGATTCCTGCGCCATGCTTGACCAAATCCTTTTCTAAAACCTCTTTACAGGCTGCTGGTGTCCACTTAACACCCATCTTCACATCTGCCCCTGTGTGCCCTGTACAGACGGTTGGAAGCCCTCCAATGTCCTTGTAGGGGCTTAGGTATTTGTTGTAGTCTCCTTCAAGAACAACAGCCCCCGAAATGAGGGCTGCTGTACAGGAGCCAACTAACCACTTGTTGGCTTTTATCATGCGGTTCCTAAACGAAGGCCATTCTGGAAGATTCGATATTCCGAAGCAGCAAGTGCGCTCCCATTACGAGTAAGCTGGAATGCACTGCCATTCACTGTCAAATCCTGAGTGCCACGGAAATTACAGTTGAAGAATGGAATGGCATTTGCTCCATTAACATTCAAGAAGAATGCATTGGGGCTATTAGACGTATCAAACCAGAAATCGCAGTTATTGAAGAATTGAATGTTACTGCCTGCTCCACCCTGTGAGGTGTAGTGGAAGTTGCCATTCGGATAGCCGCCAATAGGTGTTACATTGAACTTACATTGCTTATAAGAAGTACCAGCAAAGTGACCGACAATAGGATTACCCGAACCATCTCCCGTAGGGTCAGCACATGCAATACCCTTAACTTCTACGTTAATCAAAGCGCCTTCTGCACGGAACATGAAGGGGAAGAAGTCTTCTTCTACCGTCATCCGAACGTCAGTACAATCCTTTATATAGATTGCATAGCCGGGGCCCGGATAAGGAGTCGTACCCGCACCGCCTGCATACACAACATAGGTCTGATCGAACGTAGTGTCGTTAGCGTTCTCCAGATAGATAACGGGTTGATCTCCGTAACCTACACACATCAAGCCTGAGATATAATTGCCATCAGAGGCAGACAATGTACCGAAGGAAGTGAAGGGAGGCGTAACACCTAGCGGGTTATTCTTGGTAATAGCAACACCCCATTTACCCAATGTAGCAACATTGTTAAACTTGCAGGTGTTGATATTGTTGAATATCATAGGCAAAGAAATCGTGCTCTTTGCTGTTGCGACAGTGACATTCTTCAAGTAGTAGTTTGTACCACCCGGACTACCAAGACGACTATTATCCGAACTAGTACCACCGATAATGCCAACACTAGAAGGGTTAGGGCACTTAGAGGGATTGATCTGGAACGCTGAAGAGAATGTTACATCCTCAATGGTCACATTGTTGGCACCTGTGATATCAAGGAAGTATCCACCAGTGTTCATAATAACCATACTGCCTTTGTTCACCGGCAGTTCATACGCCAACCCCCAACTAGGAGATTGCGAACCATATCCCTTAATGTACAGACCTTCACGGTTAGTAGCATTCAATGGGCTGTTGATACGGAAGCCAAGAGTGGTAGGTGGGATAATAACGATGCCGCTATTGATTGCCGTCTGGAATGCAGAAGTGCAGTCAGTAACACCATCATCTACGGCACCGTAGTCTTTAACTGTCTTGACAAGATTAAGAGAGGCTACCTGAGAACTGAGGGAAGCCACAGAAGCCGAAAGGGAACTAACTGTACTATTAAGGGTAGTGATCTGCGTGTTCTGCCCTTGGTTGTCCGTATCGAGTTCAACCAGAGCATCTTGTACATTTGTTGACGCAATAGTTCCTGTAGGAGCAACAGTGACAATAGAAGCTTTAATCTCAGGAAGAACACCACTACCACCGAACTCAGCCGCCAGAAGGTCTTGAAGCCGTACAGGCTCATTAAGGTTTACAGGTGCTGGAAGATTGAGGATACGATTGCTATTCATATCCAGAGGGTCCAGCATCTGGTTTGCCTCACCGGTTGGATTATCCCGGTACAATACTTTATCATTCAGATTGTCTGCAATCTCCTGAAAGTTTGCATTGATCTGTGAAAGGTTGTATCCCCCATTTGTATCAAGAGGTATATATTTCATTATTATGCTACTCGACGGCAGATGACATAGGTAGTAACTTGGCAGGTTCCCCCAGAGAAGAATCCACTGACAACACCATATGCAGTGAAAGAAGAAGCCGAAGTGATACGGCACAGCCCACTTCGCATTACAAATGCTCCAGTATTAGATTGTGTAATATTCACCCCTGCAATATTATTCTGATTGGGTAATGCGCCATGGGTGTTGTTTGTTTGGCTAACACTTAGAGTTGCTACACTGAGCGCACAACCAGCACCAAGTTGGAAGTAGGTGACATTCTCAATGTCCCAAATCCCTGCACCCAATGCGGCTGTCTGAATCGTTGTCGGAGTCCCGTTAGTAAGCCCAGAGACTGCCGAAGAAAAAGTAACAATCTCGCCGATGTTGCCTGAAGCCGGATTAGAACCAGATACCACACCGGCGAACGTACAAGGAACTGAGAAGGTTTGTCCTGCACCCCAAGTATTGTTACCATTGAGGAAGGGCACTACGCCACCTGACGTTCCCGTATTAGCCACTGCTGCCGTACCCAAGCCAAGGCCAGTACGTGCTGTAGCCTGCGTGGTGCCACCAGTACCACCACCAGCAATACCAAGAGTGCCGTATGAAGGATCGGCTGAAGCACCACCAGAGAGAAGGGGTAAGCCTGCTGTACCTGCTGCCGTATAAGAAAGACCACTGGCTCCGTTTCCGATAACCACCCCATGTGCCGTAGAAGCGGATAGAATGACATTCGAGAACGTAGGGACATTCCCACTACCCAATCCCATATTGGATCGTGCCGTAACTACATTCGATACATCGCTGAGATTGTTAGTTTTAACTAAGGCATTAGTTAATGTAGAAGAAGCAGAGGCTGCACTAGCGGCTGCTGCCGTAGCACTGTTATTAGCATTGGAAGAAGACAGACTGGCAGCATTAGCATATCCCTGAGCTTGTAGGGCATAAGCACCAGCTTGGCTGACACTCCCTTCAACAGACGTACCATTCACCGTAATATCTGTGAAGCTGGCCTTACCCCCATTCAGAATGTCATTAGCATTCATGTCTAGGGCGTTCTCCATCTGATTAGGCTCTCCTACTGGATTAGCCCGATAGAGCACTTCGTCATTTAGCTGTGTCGCAATCTGAGCAAAATTGTCATTGATTGCAGAAATGTTGACACTGTTAGTTATTGTATTTAATGTAATCTTGCTCAAGGCAATTCCTCTGTATCCTTAATTTGTTGCTTGCCTTTCCATTCCTTGTACCATATCCATCCCTTGTGCCCTACCAGCATAAGCAGGTAGAGAAAGGTGAGGGCGTTAATAGCAATGGGAAGGAAGGCTAGAAAGTTTCCTACGGAGACGCCTGCGGCAATTGGAACTGCCACAGATGGACTAGCGGCTGCATCTGTTATTACTTGTAAATTCATCTCTGGATGTTCTCCTGTTCCTTATTTGTGTATCTCCTCCATTTACTGCCCATAAAAACTATTTATTACTAATTTGGACAGTTTTTGACAGGAAGGGCGATTTGTGCCTATTTCTGTGAAAAAGTTTGGAGGGGTAATGCACATAAAACCCAACCCCCAAACCCCCTCTACCGGGTGTCTTGTGCTAGGAAATCCCGCCTTCGGCAACAGTTGATAACAGTTATTATGTCAAATTACCCCTCAAGTGCATATGCACACTACGTGTAAACCCTAATGGACAAGAACGTCACTTCGTGACATGTAGGTTTGGCTATGTGTGGGGCACAATGTCTCTCACCTGCAATATTCATTGGTATAGAGAGAGCATCGATCAGGCTAGAACGCCTGCGGCATAAGGCTGTGCGCCGTGGGCGCGTATTAAAAACACGCCTACGGCATTGCTGGTATGTGTTGTACGCAAGCAACTACGTATAAACACCTATAGTAGCTATTGCTTGACACTTTGTAACTGAGTGTGTATTGTGAAGGCTCACCAGTACCTAACGCAGTAACAAACACACAGGGGCAGCCATGACATACGCAACGCAGATGGATAACGCAGCACGTAAAGAATTGAAGATTGGTCAACTCGTGTGGCATATCACGTTTCAATGCATGGCTGAAGTTGTTCGAGTTAGCACGGATGCTGAAGATGTAGAAGGCTCTGATGTGTGGGTTGATGTGAAGCTCTGCAAAGATGGTGCTGTGTTTGGTGGCACAGGTGCATTGCGTATGCCGTATGTGACAGAGATTGAAACACACAGCGTACAACTCGATCATCAATACAAGTTGAGTGACGATGCAGCACGTAAGATTGCGGGCTATCGCAAGGCACGGGCAGACAACAACGCTATCATCATTAACGCGTAACAAGGGGAATGACAATGGCAATCATCGGACAGGTAGAGATTCCGGGACAGTACACAGTACAACTGGCTGTCAATGAGGCGGCTACACATTGGTATGTAACCTACGGCTTACAACCTGTTAAGACATTCGTCACTGCTGAAGCGGCAATCAAAGAGTTTAAAGATTGCGCCTTGCATGCGATGCGTTGTGCGGGTTGGTCGGATAAACAATAAAGCTAATCATCATGCTAAACTGGGGTTTGCGCGATTACTGGGTTGGTGTGTTCGTTGACGGACAGAAACACATGCTCGTAATCCAAGCGCTTAATGAGAATGAGGCCGAACAAGAAGCCTTGTCTCAATTCGAAGAGACCGGACAAATCTATTTTTGTGAACTAGCTAAGGGATGGAACTGAACATGCGCGGATATGAAACGTATCAATACATGCCTTTGTTTGCTAAGGTAGCAATCGAACGATTGGATGCAGACAGTGATATGCGAACTAGCGCCATGTTGAATGAGTTGCTAGACTCTTACGCAAAGACATACGGTTGTGTAGTGGATGAACATATCCGAGAGTCCGCTATTCATATCTGCGGCAAACGGTTTTGGAATTTTAAATAAGCTATAATCATTTGTTTAGGGGCTTAACATGACAATGCAAACTGTTTCGTATAAGAACGGCTATATTCACTACACCACAGAAGGCAACGATACAAAGATTGAAGCACAACACAGCGATGGTTCACGCAAGGTTGTTAGCTCTGAGCGTGCTGCGCGTGAGTTCATCAACCAATACAACGGGCACAAGAACTGGACTCATTGGAATGTGTCGTTGTGGCTGAACAATGACGAAGGGCTATATAACATGGCGTTGGAGTATAAACGTCGTTGGAGTATTGCTATAGCCACGAGAGAACTGTTGAGAATGCTTCCAAGAAAAACCCCAGACGGCGCGAACTACAACACTACCAATGTATCGGCTGCTCTGCGTGACATGTGACTTACACTAGCCCGCTCTGTTTGCGGGCTTTGTTCTTTGTACGCAATGCGCTATCATCATTCACAAGCGCCCTACTCTACCGGCGCTACACACATTGGGAGAGCAATAGCATGGCTGATTCATTGAAGGCACTACTGAAGCAACAGGAAGAACTAGCAGAAAAGATTGAAGCCTTGCGAGCGGAGAGCAAGGGCAAAGGGATTGAGCAAATCAAAACCATCATGGATGAGCTAGGCATTACCGCCAGTGATCTAGGCTTCTATGATGTTGACCATCTGCCACAAGGCAAGACAGGCCCGCGTACATTCAAACAACGCAAGCCAATGGCACCGCCAGAACCTAAATACCGTGACCCTGCTACAGGCAACACATGGAGTGGGCGCGGCAAGCCGCCACGCTGGCTACAAGGGGACCGCGACGCGTTCCTAATAGGTAGAGAGCAGGCTAAAGCAGCGTAAGCGCCCTTCCCTTTCTGACAAGCCCGCCATGTGCGGGTTTTCTTTTGCCTGTATGTGTGCATATGCACTAAGCATGGCTCACAGCTATCATCGATTGTCAATGTGTAAAGCTTACCTGTCCGGGTTTACTAGATGTAACAGGTGTGCAACAAAGTGTTGACAACCCCTCATATCGTATGGTGTAATTCATTCCGTCGTAAGCAGCAACGAAACGAAGTGCCAAGTAGATTGTGCTTGACAAGGTGTTACAAAGTGTGCGATACTGCACACACTGAATGAAGAACGAGAACTGCGGAACGCGAGAGCGTACGATGTGGTAAGGGATTCAGACAGTAAGCAAACACTGTGCCAGTCGTAACAAAACGCTTGACACTTTGTAACGTAAGGTTTACAATGCTTCACATGATGTAACGGCAACAAGATGTAACGGCGTAAGGTAGAAGTTACCCGCTCCGCACTATGTAATAGATTGTGTGCGAGTGTTTCTAGATGTAACGGGTGATAATTTATCTTATGTTATATCCAAGCAGTCCGAATTAACTGTTCGGTTAGCGAGGATGCCTAACGATTCATAGCGAACGTTAGGGCGCATTGCTCTTTAACAATACGGATGCATGAACCATCAGTAGATGGAACCCGCCAACACTAGCCCAGTAGGTTAGTGCGGTTGTGTCGTGCTGGAGAAATGAGATAGGCGCTAGTCGCTGAAAAGGGGATACCCCTGCTTGTGGATATCAGTCTCCAATCGCGCTCAAGCTGGAGTGTGTTGTGTGTAGGTCCGGGGGAAGTCAATGGATGGGGGAGGGTAGGGCTATGCTCTGCCCCTAATTACAGTGCATCTTGTGTTGGTTCTTTAACAATCTATTCGTCAGTTCTTTGTGCGCCAGTTGAAAGGACACATTGTAGCAAAATGTTTCGTGGCTTGACATTCCCTTTGAAGCGAGACTAGCAGACCCTCATATAGTGTAACGCTATCATCATTTTTCTACGATTGTGTCAGGCAAGCAAAGGTAATACGCTGCTGTAAAGCATCCGTTCTGACGTGCTAGGTAAAGACTAGATTGAGCGTCATTCACTGGACTAAGCATTGAGTGGCGCTTGATATGTTCTTTAACGCGGGTTCTAAATGGATAGTGCGTGTGGCTGATTACCACATAATCTACGCAGTGTGTTCGAGTCACACAACCCGCTCCAATTTCTAGGAGGTTGTATGTCTGCAAATCAACGTTCTAATCTTCGCATTGCTCAGGCCAATCATGCTCGCAATATTCGTGACAATTTCAAGTGCTGTGAACGTGCTTACAACTACTTGCGCAAACGTGGTTGGTCTGAAGAAGGCGCGGCGTTTGTTGTGTTTGGTGACTGAGTATTGGTTGTTGTTTCTGTTTCAGGTTGGTCTTATCACGTTAGGCGTGCTTTGGTGCGTAACAATCGCAAAGCTTCTTTCCCACGCTTAACATCATACCATTGAATTTTATATTAGGGGTAACATCATGTT